AAGTGGTGGCAGAAGGCTGGCCACAGTACGCCAGCAAAGTGGATTTCAGCAGACCTGGCCGGGGCGAAGCCGAGTTCCGCATGAAGGTGAGATATACGCTGGACCGGGCTAACAGGGGTATCATCAAGCTGGAAGCACCGAAGCCCCAGGCACCCGCCACACAGGCGCCCAGCGCCACCACAGAGGGCCAGAAAGCCCTCTGGCATGACCAGGGCGCCTTTGCAGGGGGAGAGATACCCAAGCGGCCCTGGCTGGTGCAAGGCTACCTACTGCGCGGGGCGGTCACAGTTCTCAGTGGACAGGGTGCCGGGGGCAAATCGTCCATGGTGGTTGGCTGGACACTAGCCGGGGCGCAAGGCAAACCCTTCGGCGCCTTCAGGCCAGAAACACCACTTACCATCATTAACTACAACGTCGAGGACGACAAAGACGAACAGCGCCGCCGGTACGCCGCCGCCATCAAAGCCCAAGCCGCTGACGGGGGCGCCATGCAGCGGATCATCCGGTGCGGTCCATACAATGTGGGGACACTGTTCGCCCGTGATCCACATACCGGGCAAATCAATCCCACCCAGGCTATGCAGGAACTTGAACGCATCTGTATGGAAGAGCAGGCCGATCTGCTGGTGTGCGATCCGCTAGCCGAACTCCACGACAGCGAAGAAAACGACAATACCGCCATGCGCCAAGTGGTCGCGGCTTTCCGGTCACTGGCGCAGCGGCTAGATATGGCGGTACTGATCCTGCACCATGACCGCAAAGGCACCAGTACGCCCGGCGACATGGACCGGGTGCGCGGGGCTTCCTCAATCAGCGGGGCAGTCCGGGTCATGCTGACACTAACCACCATGACCGCCGAAGAAGCAGGCACCTTCGGTATCCAGGCAGAAGAACGCCGGTCCTACCTACGGATAGACAGCGCCAAATCCAATTACGCGCCAGCCCAGGAAGCCGAATGGTACAAGCTGACCGCCATTGAGATTGAGAACGGTGAGATCGTCGCCGCCGCCCTTCCCTGGACGCCGCCAGGCGTCTTCGGGGCACTCAGTATGGCAGACTGCGTGGGTATCCTGGAAACCCTTCAGCGGGGCTTCATGGAGGAAGGCAAGCGGTACGCCTTCGCAGCAGACCCAAAAGCCAAGAAAGGGGTGGCGTGGGAAGTACTAACGAACACCGGCAAAGCCACCAAAGAGCAGGCCAAGAACATCCTAAAGACCTGGGAAGACGAAGGAACCATAGTCAAAGAACTAGGCCCTTCACCATCAAGCAGGCATCCGAGGGACAACTATAGCGTGTGTCATGAGCGGCTAGCGCAGATGAAATTAGCTGCACCAAAACCCATTATTGAGGAGTTTTGAGGGTGTGCAACTTGGTGTTGGAAAACACCATTTTGCTGCACAAGTTGGACACATTTTTTGTGTGCAGCAACAAAAAGTCCCTAGGCAGGGGATTATCTGCACGCGCAGTTGCTTAAGCACAGCAACTGCACGCGCAGAGTAAGATAATCCACTGCTGACCTAGGGACTTGCCGCTTGTAGCACCACAACTAGTAGGGGAAGAAGTAATGGCGAATGAAGAGGTATTAGCCCCGCTGACTGAAGCGAATGGCGAATGGGTATGGCGATCTCGGATGGCGGGTGCGCTGGATACGCTGGTGGCGGGGCTGGAAAGAGAATGGGGGTTCGATAGGCTTCCGTTGCTGGTGTCCACGGCGACTAGGGAGCGGTTCCAGGCGGCAGAGGATATGCACCGGCAAGCGACAGTGGCGGGAGAGGATATGGCGGAACTGGACGCCATGATGATGCGGGCCTGGAAAGCATTGGCCGCTGAAGCACTGGCGGCTGGGTATGAACCGCTTCCGGGGCCGCTGATGACCGTGCAGGCCGATGAGGCGGAACGGGGCACCATCTGCATCTGTCAGGATGACACCCATGCACAGGCGGTCCTGGCGCGGGCTAAGGCCGAAGGGTGGAACGCGGAAGCCTGGACGGTGGAAGAGGTGGGTAGGGTTCTGAAAGGAGCTTCGCCTATCGCAGAGATCAAGGCTGCATTTCCGAAGGCGAAGGTGGTAAGACGGGGGCAATTGATCGCGGACGAAATCCCGATCTAAGATTGACCATGAGCCGGAACTTCGAGGCAGAACGCATAGACTTCGGGCCGGATATTCAGGAAGGCGATATAACGGTGTCTGAGCGGTTCTGGGCGCCCGACGCTATGTTGGCGAGGGGCATGATTAGTGAGGCGCTGTATGCCGCTGCAAAGCGGTTTAGGGACGATTACTACGCCGGGCAGGCTGGGAGGCTTGGGGCGCGTGAGGCGTTTACACGGGCTTCTAGGGCGGTTGGTAACACTGCTATGCCTGCGCTGGCTTGGACGGTTCTCAGTCACGGCACGGTGACGGGCTGGGCTGAGTGTAAGGGGATTGAGGTGGTAAAGGCGGCTGGCCAAGTGGTGCAGGCGCTGGAACGGTTGAACCGATTTTATGGAGCGAAAGTGTGAAAAAATTTTGGCCGGCTGAAAAAATTGAAATGCGGCAGTTGGATAAGTTGATCCCTTACGCCCGCAATTCCAGGACCCATTCGGATACCCAGGTGGCGCAAATAGCGGCATCCATAAAAGAATGGGGGTGGACCACTCCAATTCTGGTGGATGAGGAAGGCACGATCATTGCGGGGCATGGGCGCACCTTGGCCGCTAGGAAATTGGGGCTGGCTGAAGTACCTGTGATGGTGGCAAGGGGATGGAGCGAAGCCCGGAAGAAGGCTTATGTCATAGCCGACAATCTTTGGCCATGAATGCAGGCTGGGACACTGAATTGCTTGCGCTGGCTTGGACGGTTCTCAGCCATGGTACGGTGACGGGCTGGGCTGAGTGTAAGGGGATTGAAGTGGCTAAGGCGGCTGGCCAGGTGGTTCAGGGGCTTGAAAGGCTCCAAGCCCATTATGGCTCCTGAAATCCTAATCGGCAGTTTTGGTACAACCGGATCGATTGATTTCCAAATCCGGCATGAGCATTTTGGGGAAAGTGAGAGCCGAAAAAACTAAACGGCAATTTCGGTCTGACCTGATCGATCAGTTTCCAAATGCGATATGAACATTTTCAGGAAATGCGCTTGCGGATCATGGGCTTGGCCTTGGTTGTGGAAATGTCAAAGATGCAAGCGCAATGCCAGAAAAAGCCCGAAAAGCCGGGCTGAAAAATAATTTTGATCAGCGCATTTTTGTGCTTGTATTTTTCGTCAAGATTATTCACCTTTGTTGTGTCGCGTGATCATGCGCGCATCGCAAAGAGGATAAGACAATGTCTTTCAAAGCTGATCTAGGGGTTTGCGCTTTCTTTCTGGGGCTTTTTGTTTGGCTTTTGGTGTTTTGAGGGGGGGGGAAAGAAAATGCCTTATATCGCAGAATATACGGATACCTTTGGTGGAGAGGCTAATTATTCTTGGGTTAAACGCCGCACTATTGATGACGCGCCTTGGGAGCATTTCAAGGATTGGGATGGGAATGGGCGCAGAGAACCCAAGGCCTATCAGCGCACCATTATGCGCCGCGCCAAAGCTGCAATGGGTTTGTCTGGCGTGCGTGGTGTTACTGCCAGCTTAGGCGATGGTTACGAGTTCCGCCCCTATGGCATGGCTACTGTGCTTTTCGTTACCTATTCGGAGGCCTAAGCCATGCTTACACCATACCAGATTGCCGAACGCGCAGAACGCTATGAGGGCCGCGCCAATATCGCAGCGATTAATCGCCTATTCCGTCGACAGGATGAAAGCCATCTTTGGCCTATCAATGGGCGTTTCGATGCTACGGAACGCGCCATTAGGCGCTTGCGGCGCTTAGCACGCGAGGGCGCTTGCATTGAACCCGGCCTTGAATATGCGCTGGCGCTGTATGCGGAACTAAGCGCCATTGTGAATGGAGACTATTGATCGGCGCGGGCTTCAAGCCCCGCCTCCCGATCATGTCATTGCGGCATGATCCGGTGGCGATACCGCCAAACATGGGGACAAGATTATGCTTCAAGCTATTGTGACACGTTATCACGGCCCGACTAATTACAAGGGTTCGCGCGTATCGGCCAGGGCAGATGCTGGCCGCATTATCCTGCCTTGGGATTACGCGTTGAACGTCGACGAAAACCATGCGGCAGCAGCGCACGCGCTTGCGGATCGCCTGGGCTGGAAAGAGGCCATTGGCTATCCCGCGCTCGTCGGCGGCGCACTGCCGGGCAATGCCGGCTATTGCTTTGTTATGGCGCGGTATGCGTAAATTATGAAAAACAACACCTTAAAACGTGGCGCACCAAAACGCGGCCTAGCGGTGCATCCGGCAGTTATAGCGGCGCAGGCGGGCTATTCGGATGTTATCGCCGGGCGCCAATTCGAGGCTTGGCGGTTTACGGATCAGGTGGGGCAGTGCAATTACGAGCTAGGCAGATTATGGGCGCTGAACATAAAAAACGCCGGAATAAATCCGCCAATATGGCCAAGGGGGAAGAATATACCTTCAATTGTGCAGTTCATGATTAAGCAAAGCTTTCTCTTGGTGGGGGATTGCCAGCCCAGAAAATACGGCCGCGAATAGCCCGAATAGGCACCAAAATAGGCCCGGCTTCATGCCGGGCTTTTTTTATGGGCTTGGATTAGGTATCCTTTGGCTTATGCCATATCCGCCCAAATATGACCCTGAAAAATACATTCCCGAATTACTGCGCCGTGTTGGTAATGGGGAATTGCTTTGTGACCTATACGGGAAGGATGGCTTCCCTTCTAGCTATGTGGTGCATGGCGAATTGACGCGACTAGATGGGCGATGGCAGCAAGCATACGCGCGCGCCCGTGAACAACAAGCCCATGCAATCGCGGAAAAAGCCGTTCGGGATGTTGAAAAAACGATAGACCCCGAACAGGCGCAGCTTGCGCGCTTGAAATTCGACGCAAGGCGCTGGCTTGTCGGGAAAATAGCGCCCCGAATATATGGAGACAAAACAACGCACACACTAGAAGTAGGGGAGAGCTACGTTGAAGCGCTCAGGCTGGCCAATGACAAGATGCGCCAGAAAGAACGGGAAGCCCGGCGCATTATTGACGTTGACCCTGAGACGGGAAACGAGGTTAAAAAACTAGGAAACAATGCCGATAGGCGTAAACGCAAGAATGTAACCATATCAGACACTTAGCGAGTATTTTTACATAATGGGCCTTATGCGGTTCCAGGCCAGGCGCCCCGAAACTGGTACCCCCGGCCCAGCCCCCCCCTTCGAAAAGCGGCGGGGGCGGGCTGGCGGTGGCATATATGTACTTACCCCCCCGTGGGGTGGGGGCAAAAAGGCAAAACGTCCCTTTACCCCCGATGAAAAATTTTGGTAGGCTGTAACTCTCATGGCAGGCAGACCCAAGCGGCGGGCTAGATTAGCAGCGGAGGCAGCGGCGCGAGCCGCTGCCGAAGCGGAGGCCAATGGTGGCGCCCCACCAGCCGAAACCATTTTCCTGACATCAGGAAAATGGTCTGAAGCACCCCCACCCCCTTCTGCCCCCGCCACCCCGACACCCGAAGAACAGGCCGCGATCATCGAGCAACTGGCGACAGACCCGGTGTTGTTCGTCGAATCCATGCTTGGCGCTACCCCGCAAAGGTGGCAGGCGGACGCTCTTAGGGCCATCGCCAGTAATGACCGTGTGGCGATTCGCTCCGGCCATGGCGTAGGCAAAACAGCGTTCTTGTCCTGGCTGGTGTTGTGGTGGTTGCTTACCAGATTGCCAACCAAGGTCGTCTGCACCGCCAACACTGCGCACCAGTTATCTGATGTCTTGTGGTCTGAGATCGGGAAGTGGCACCGCAAGCTGCCCGAGGGAATGCGGCGCCTGCTGGAGATCAAATCAGACAAGATTGAGTTGGCTGGCGTCCCCGATAGCTTTGCGGTGGCGCGCACCAGCCGAAGGGAGCAGCCGGAAGCCTTGCAGGGGTTCCACAGTGAGAACCTTCTCTTTGTGATTGACGAGGCATCTGGCGTCCCTGATATTGTATTCGAGGTTGGTCAGGGTGCCTTGTCCACTGAGGGCGCCAAGGTGGTAATGACCGGGAACCCCACGCGCACCACGGGTTATTTCTATGATGCGTTCAACAAGAACCGCAAGCGGTGGTGGGGTAAGAAGGTCAGTTGTCACGATGCGGATACGGTGGACAAGGCTTTCTTAGAGGACATGGTGGCGCAGTATGGTGATGGGTCAAATCAGTATCGTGTACGCGTTCTTGGAGAGTTTCCTGCTGGAGATGATGATGCTCTTATTGCGCGACATCTTATAGAAACTGCCACCACGCGCCAGGTTGCGCCAAGCCAAACGGCGCCTATGGTGTGGGGCTTGGATGTGGCGCGGTTTGGCGATGACAGTACCACCTTGGCCAAGCGCCGGGGCAATGCGATCACCGAACCAATCAAGATGTGGCGCGGCAAAGACCTGATGGAAACGTGTGGTTTGATTAAGGTCGAGTGGGATGCGACGCCGGGCAATATGCGCCCCCAGGAAATCTTGGTCGATGTGATTGGTCTTGGTGCGGGTGTGGTGGATCGGCTTAGAGAACTCAATCTCCCCGTCCGTGGGATCAATGTGGCGGAGTTGCCCGCCTTGGATGGGCACCGGTTCAGCCGGTTAAGGGATGAATTGTGGTGGAAGGCCAGGGAGTGGTTTGAGGCGCGGGATTGCACCATTCCGAATGATGAGGCTTTGGTGGATGAGTTGTGTGGTCCGCTGTACACGGTGACGAGTGCGGGCAAAATACAGGTCGAGCCGAAGTCTCAGATGAAGCGGCGGTTAGGGCGCAGCCCCGACAAGGCGGACGCCTTCTGTCTTACCTTCGCCACCACGGCGGCGGTGGTCAGTGGTGGTGGGTATTCTTTGAAGTGGGGCCAGCCATTGCGGCGCAATGTGAAGGGGGTTGTGTGAGGTATTATTGTATCTCGCTGCGTGAGACGCCTGAGCGCACGGCGCGTGTGAAACAAGAATTTGAGCGCGAAGGTGTCCCAATCAATTGGGTCTGGGGCATCTACGGCAAGTCGATGCAGATCAAGTCTGAGATACCGATGCACTCGGATTACTTTGTGACGCGTGGTGCTACGGCTTTGGTGTTGAGCCATCACATGGCGTGGAACCTGGCGGAGCATGACCAAGCGGACGAGTTTATGGTGTTCGAGGATGATGTAGTATTACCGGAAAACTTTCTGGAAAGGTGGGCTGCTATCCGCGCCAAGGTGGATGATGATGTGGATGGGGTTTACTTGCAGAGTTGCTGCGTGGATGACCAGAAGTGGAAGCGCAAGCACAGGGATGAATTGTGGGATGTGCGGTATCCGCTTTGCACGGCGGCTATTTGGTGGCGCGCCAGGGCCATTCCGACGTTGATTGAGCATACCAAGCCAGCGAATACACCGGTTGATATTTTGCTGGAGCAGAAGGTGTTGCCTAAGTTGAAGGTGCTGACGGTGTTGCCCGAACTGGTCAGTCAGTTGACGTTGCAGGGTAAAATGTCGAGCGAGGTTCACGCATGAACGAGATGGCGCATTTGGGCGGCTACTATGAGGAAGGCGACGGGCACACGTTCACGCCGGATATCTGGGGATGGCTGCTGCTGGAGTATGGCGTTGAGTCTGTGATTGATGTCGGGTGTGGAACGGCGGTCAATCTGAAGTGGTTCCAGGACATGGGGTGTCGGGTGCTGGGGGTAGAGGGGCACCCCGACGCTATTTTGAAGGCGAAGTGCGGCCCGATTATCTTGCATGATTACACCAAGGGACCGCTGGACATTGGGCAGCGGTTTGACTTGTGTATATCGACGGAGTTCGTGGAACACGTTGACGCCAAGTATGAGGATAACTGGTTTGCTACCATGCGGTGTGCGGATCGGGTGTTGATGTGTCATGCGGTGCCGGGCCAGGGCGGGCACCATCATGTAAATGAGCAGACGGCGGAATACTGGATAGAGAAATTTGGCCAGCATGGTTTCCGTAATCTGGTGGTGGAAACGGCGATGTTTCAGGAGACAACGCGGCGCAAGCCAGCCCCTTGGGGCCGGAATACGCTGATGTTGTTCGAGAAGGTGGCATGATTTTAAGCCAGTTTCCTGGCGCGGAGCGTGTGGAGATCAAGCTGCCGACTAAGTTGGCGGCTTGTAATCCTTCGATTGCGTGGGATGGGGACAAGATCAGGGCGGTGGTTCGCACGTTGAACTATCGTCTTCTGCCCAGTGGCTCTATTTGGATCAAGGGCAGCGCGCCGGATACGGTAAATTGGCTGGTGGAGATGGATACCGCCAGCTTGGTGCAATTATCGGCGGTCCAGATCGACGATACGGAGATCAGGCAGTCCCCCGTCTGCAAAGACGGCTTGGAGGATATGCGGCTGTTTGCCTGGAAAGGGGGCTGGTGGGGTTTGGCCAGCGGGCATTCCAGCCGAAATGATGCAAACACGATGGTTTTGGCGCCAGTTTCCCCGGTTATGACGGAGAAACAGGTGCTTTTGTCGCCAAATGGCGAGAAAAAGGAAAAGAACTGGGGTATTTATGTAGATGGGCAAGATTTGAAGCTAGTGCATTGGTTTTGCCCGGTTTCTGTGTACAAGTTTGGTGGTAGCCCGGTGTTAGAACCCATGTTTTACGGGGATGGTCGGGCAGATTTGGTGGGGTGGAGTGGTTCCAGCCAGATTGTACCGCATAAGGGCCGTTTGGTTACCTGTTTGCACCGCCGGATGGGCGAGAAAAATGGCAAGAAGCCGATTTATTACGCGCACCGGCTGGTGGAGTATGATGCGGATACTTGGGATGTGACCAGGGTATCTCCCATTTTCTTGTTTGAGGCGGAGCAGATAGAGTTCAATTCGGGGTTGGTAATTACCCCGGAAAATGTGTTATTTAGCTACGGGGTCATGGATGCGGCGGCGGTTGTGTTGCGGTTGCCGATTGGGGCCTTGGACATGATTTTTGAGGGCTGCAATGTCTGAAACGGTTGATCCACGGCAGAGGTTCTTATTTTCTATCCTGCCTGGGTTGTTGAGTCAGGCTTATGATTATGTGCGGTCTAATCCGTTGCAGGCTACAGCGGATGTCGCTCAAGCAGTAACTCCGGGTGGCGCTTTGCAGGATGCCTTAGCGGGTTCGGAACAGATCAGCAGATCGGCCCTGCGTGGTGATATTGGCGGCATGGTTGGCGGTGCTGGCGCCATGGGGGCGGGGTTGCTGGGGGCCATTCCTATTGCGGGGATGGTTGGGCGCGGTATCCGAGATGCCCAGCGCATGAGAGAGGCTTATGCGTTGGATGATGCTATGATAGCGCAAGTAAATGCGGCTCGCGCCAGACCTAATTTGCGTCAACAGGATGTAGATAGATTAGCTGCTGATTTAGCTGACAATCCTATGCGAAGCACTGATGAATTGTCTCTTTTAAGAGAAAAAGAAGCAATGCGTCAGGCCAGTAAAAATCTCGCTGAAGATTTATCTGATAATCCATTCTCATCTATTTTAAAGCGTTTTGGCCTGCTTGGCACTGTTGGCGCTGGCGCCGCGATGGCGGACGCCCAGGAGATGCAGCAATGAAATCCCCAGCCTGGACGCGGGAAGCCGGAAAGAACCCCAGTGGTGGTTTGAATGAGGCTGGCCGTCGTTCTTATGAGGCGGCTAATCCGGGTTCTAATTTGAAGGCGCCGGTGAAGGCGGGGGACAATCCCCGCCGGGCTAGTTTCCTGGCGCGCATGGGTAATATGCCGGGACCGGAGCGTGATGCGAAGGGTGAACCGACGCGCCTGCTGAAATCATTGCAGGCGTGGGGCGCTTCCAGTAAGGCGGATGCCAAGGCGAAGGCCAAGGCTATTTCTGCCCGGAACGAGGGAAAGAAGAAATGAAGAAGCCTGTTTGGGAAACCAAAGACCCGACGAAGGGCGACAAAAAGATGTCGCCCAAGCAGAAGGCTTCCGCCAAGGCGATGGCGAAGGCGGCGGGGCGCCCTTATCCTAATCTTGTGGACAATATGCGCGCCGCGAGGAAGAAGAAATGAGCCGCCAGCTAAAGGACGATACGGGGCACGTTATTCATCAGGTTTTTGAGATGAATGGTGTCCATGTGATCAATAACCCAAGCACCAGCACACAAACCTCCGCTTTTGGGGCGCAGACAACGGCTATCCGTGTGGCGACAACGGGGAACCATGTGCATATTTCTATTAATGATAACCCTACAGCTACGGACCAATCCTCTCTTTTACCCGCCAACTGGGTTGAGATTTTTGCTGTAAAGCCTGGCTGGAAGTTGGCGGCGATTAAGGGCGGTGGTGCGGGTAACCCGATTATTTCGGTTACGGAGTTGGTTTGATGCAGTGCCCGAAGGCAACCTATGATCTTGAAGAGAATGTGGAGTACCGTGATCGGGCGTTTAAGGACTTTGGTTATGGTCCTGCGAACCCGAATAGCGAGGATGACTTCTTCTGGAAACTCCGGGCGCAGGAATGGAATACGTCTGCTGATGAGGCTAAGACGATGCGGTGTGGTAATTGCGCCGCGTTCATCCAGACCCCGGAAATGATGGCTTGTATTGTTAAGGGCATCCAGGGGGAAGAGAGCAACGATGAGACGTATGCGCCCGAAGTATCTAAGGCGGCGAACTTGGGCTATTGTGAATTGTTGGAGTTCAAATGTGCGGCATCGCGCACTTGTAGCGCGTGGTTAGTTGGTGGGCCGATTACCAAGCCGATGACCAAGCGCCAGCGCGAGACGGTTTTGATGGCGAAGGTGATGTTGCCCCAGGGCGACGATGAAGAGGAAGATAGCTGATGTCTGATACTTGGTCCTGGCAGTTCAATCCGCTTCTTCGCCCTGTTGCGACGTATGATGCGCCTGGCGAGCATCGCTTCTTTCAGCCGATGCGGACGCGCCCTGAAGCGCCTCCTGTTTTAAATGAGGACCAAAGGTTTTGGGAAAACAGTGATGGGGAGTGGTTGCCAACCACGGTTGGGCGAGGTGCTATAACTAGCACTGGTGATCCTGTCCGTGACTTCGAAATGATAACGAACGACTCCGGCACCATGAATGCGCTTATGGCACTGGCTACGGGTCCGGTTGGTGCGGTCAGTATTGCGCTTGGAACTCTTCTTAATCAGGCGGCGGGTGTTCCGGGTGTGAACTCTCTTGGCGGGTTCTTGTTGGATCGTGCCCGCGAATTGGATTTGACGCCAGAACAGGTCACTGCGTTGCGTGAGTCCCAGCAGGGACAATACAACACGCAACAGCGCCTTAGTGATGACCGCCAGACAACGCGAGAAGATTTGGCGCCCATCAGTAGTACGCTGAACCCCAATGTTACCTCTTTGTTGGATACGACGGGTCAGACGGCGACTAATGTTGCTTCTACGGCGGATACGGGGAACCTTACCAAAACGGGTTCTGATGTTACCTCTTTGTTGGATACGGGTGCTACCGATCTGACTACTTCTAAGGGGACAGACACCACCGCAGCCACCACAGACACGGGCGCCATCACCAAGACACTGACTGATTTGGGTAATGTGGTGAACCCGAACATTACTTCGCTGTTGGATGTTTATCCGGCTGATGGTGAAGACGCTACTGGCGTTACGGGCGACTTTGGCATGGGTGAGCAGGCTGCTGGTTTTGCGACTGATGTTGCTGAAGGTCGCATGACCCAGCAAGAAGCGTTGAACGCCATGGCTGCAACGGTGTCTGATTTGACGGGGGTTCCGGCTGCTGATTTGGCCGCGATGGCGGACCAGCTTGGCCGCGATGTTGCTGAAGGCAAGGTTGGCTTGAATGAGGCGATTGCTTCAATGATGGCTGACGTTACGGCTGCTGCGCCAGCCGCGCCTTCTGCCCCATCTGATGAAGACACAGACGACGAAGCCGCCGCTCAATCAGTAGCGGACGCCATGGCGGAAGCCCAGGCAGCGGCAGACGCGGAAGCGGCGGCAGAAGCAGCGGCGGCAGAAGCAGCAGCGGCGGAAGCAGCGGCAGCAGCGGACGCGGCGGCTTCTGATGCTGGTGAAGGCGAAGGGGATGGCGACGGAGATGGGGATGGGGACGGAGACGGCGACGGCGGCGACGGTAGCGGAGATGGCGACGGTGGTGGCGGCGATGGCGGCGGCGGAGACGGCGGTGGCGACGGTGGCTACCGGAAGGGTGGTTTGGTAAAGGGCAAGAAGAAGAATGCCCCGGTCAAAACCACGGTCCATGTCGGTGAATATGTCATGCGCCCGGAAGCCGTTAATATGTATGGCTTGGGCTTGTTGAATGCTATTAACGAGCAGCGTATTCCGAAACGCCGGTTCACCGGCTTGCTGGGTGATTAAGCATGGACCCGAAGATTTCTGACTTGGTTTCCGATATCACGCAGCAGATGCAAGACTCGGAAGTTGACGCTGGCATGGATGCCGATCTTCCTGATGAGATCGATATTCAGGCTATTGTTACTGGCGAGATCGAAGATGCGGTTGATTATATCGACAGCACCATTTCGCCATTGCGCGCCGTTGCTACTGAGTACTACCGTGGGATGCCATTCGGGAACGAGGAAGATGGTCGTTCTCAGGTGGTTAGCCGCGATGTGCGTGACACGGTGCAAGCTATCTTGCCGAGCCTGATGCGTGTGTTTTTCGGTAGTCAGAAAATTGTCGAGTTCGCCCCGAATGGCCCTGAAGATGTGGCGATGGCGGAGCAGGCTACGGACTACATCAATTATGTGCTGACCCGTGATAATCCGGGCTTTGAGATTTTCTATTCCGCCTTCAAGGATGCCTTGGTTTGTAAGACCGGGATTATCAAGTTCTATTGGGACAATCAGACCGAAATCCAGACTGTGGATATGAGTGGTTTGGATGATACGGGTTTGGCGGTTCTGAACTCTGATCCGAACTGCGAAGTTCAGGTGACGGTGGCTTACCCGGGTGATGTTGATCCGACTACGGGGATGCCTGGCCCAAACATGTATGATGTGCGTGTTGTTCGTCGCTGGGACAAGGGCCGCTTGAAGATTGCGGCGGTTCCGCCGGAAGAGTTGCTGGTGGCGCGGGCTGCTATTAGCTTGGATGATTCTTCCATTGTCGCGCATCGCCGCATTTTGACGGTAAGCGAACTGGTGGCGATGGGGTACGATAAGGACGAGATTGAGCCTTACGCCAATGAGGTGGACGAACTAGAGGACAATGAAGAGCGGTTTATTCGTAACCCGCAAGCCACCATTGATATGGCTAATCGGTCTGATGTCGCGGCGAAAAAGGTTCTGTATGTCGAGTCTTATGTGAAGATCGACATGGATGGCGACGGCATTGCGGAACTCCGCCGCGTTTGCACGATTGGCCAGGGGTATGAGGTGGTGCGGAACGAACCGGCGGACATGATCCCGTTTGCGGTGTTCTGCCCGGACCCGGAGCCTCACACGTTCTTCGGTTTGTCTGTTGCTGATCAGGTGATGGATATTCAGCTTATCAAATCCAACATTCAGCGGAATATGCTGGATAGTCTGGCGCTGGCCATTCATCCGCGTGTGGGTGTGGTTGAAGGCCAGGTGAATGTTGACGATGTGCTGAATACGGAAGTTGGTGGTGTAATCCGTATGCGGGCGCCGGGGATGGTTCAGCCGTTCTCTATGCCATTCGTGGGGCAGCAGGCTTTCCCGATGCTGGATTACATGGATGGCATGAAGGAAAGCCGCACTGGCATTACCAAGGCGGCGGCTGGCTTGGCGGCGGATAGCCTGCAATCATCTACCCGCGCAGCGGTGGCGGCTACGGTATCAGCGGCCCAGCAGCGAATTGAGTTGATTGCCCGCATCTTTGCTGAAGGCGGTATGAAGCGGCTGTTTACGGGCTTGTTGAAGTTGGCGGTCCAGAACCAGCAGGCCGAGCGCATGATCCGCTTGCGTGGTCAGTTTGTGCCGGTTGATCCCCGTAGTTGGGATGCGAATATGGATGTTGTGGTGAATATCGCCTTGGGTGGTGGCACCGAACAGGACAAGATACAGGTTCTTACTAACATCTTGCAGAAGCAGGAGCAGATATTGCAACTGGCGGGGATGAATAATCCGCTGGTTACGCTGGCGCAGTATCGCAATACTCTGGCGCAGATTGTGTCGCTGGCGGGCTATAAGGACGCCAGCCAGTTCTTCAATGATCCGGCGCAGATGCCACCGATGCCTCCGCAACCTCCGAAGCCTTCGCCGGAAGAAATGCTGGCCCAGGCGCAGATGGCGGCGATCCAGGCTGACATTCAAAAGAAGGCGGCTGAACTAGAGTTGCGCCGTGAAGAAATGGTCCGTAAGGACGACTTAGAGCGTGACCAGATGGAAGCTGATTTGGTGTTGAAGATTGCCGAGATGCGGGCGAAGTATGGCGCCCAGGTGGATGTGGCGGCGATCCGGGCTGACATGGAGCGGGATCGTGAGATGATGCGCCAGGTTCAGCAGGCGCAGCGCCAGCAGATGATGAATCCGCCCCAGGTGATGGGTGCTAATATGGCGCCGGGTGGAATGGGAGGCCCGTTTGGTTGATTTCGCAACTCAGATAGCGGCGGGGAACGACGCTCTTAGGCTGATGAATGATCCGACGCTGAAGGCGGCGGTAGCATTGGTTGAAGAGCAGTTGTTTGATGAGTGGAAAACCGCCAAGTTTGAGGCTGACCAGAAATACATCCACGCGACAATGCGTGGGATGCACGAGTTCTTGCGGGCACTTCAAGCCGTTATTGATAATGGCAAAGTGGCTGCTTCCATCGCCGAGAGGCGTTTTGAGAGAGGATAATTTTTGATGTCTGAATCATCCGGCACCCCCGCCCAAGGCGGGATCGGAATCCACCAGGCACAAGATGCCATAGCCGATATTCTGGCCGCTGATGACAGCGATACCCAGGTCGGTGAGGCGCAGCAGCCCGAAGCGCAAGCCCAGGGCGCCGAGACGGAGGCACCAGTAGCGCAAGCTGCTGCTGAAGCCGTTGAGGAAACCGCTGAAGATGATGACCAGACACAGGTCGAAGAGCAGCCTCGTGAAAGGCTTCCGCAAGCCGTCAAAGTAAAGGTGGCGGGCGAAGAAGTTGAGGTGACGCTGGACGAACTGGCGCGCGGATATTCAAGGACGGCGGACTATAGCCGAAAGACCCAGCAACTCGCGGAAGAGCGCAAGGCGTTCCAAGCGGAAGCTGAAGCCATTCGGCAAGAGCGGGCGCAGTACGCCACTCTTCTAGGGGCGCTACAGCAGCAGTTGCAGAATGTCGCTCAAGTTGAAGCAGAGCCGGATTGGGATCGTCTTTATGAAGAAGACCCCCAGAACGCCATTCGCTTGGAGCGGCAGTGGAAGAAGGTGCAGGAAGACCGTGTGGCGAAGTTTCAGGCTATTGAAGCCGAGAAGCAGCGCCTTACGCAGGCTTTCCAGCAGCAGCAAACCGAGCAACTGAAGGCGACGCTAACATCTGAGGCGCAGAAGCTACAAGAGATCATTCCAGCTTGGAAGGATGCGAAGGTAGCGCAGGGCGAAAAGAAGATGTTGCGCGATTGGTTGATGGAGAATGGTGCGTCTGAGCAAGACATTAATGGTCTTACAAAGGCGCAACACGTTGCCATCCTCCGCAAAGCCATGCTGTATGATCGTGGTCAGCAGAAAGCGCAGGCTGCGGTCAAACCACAGGTTTCCGCGACAAGGCCGGTGAAGCCCGGCCCCGTGCAATCTGTACCCCAAAGGAATGTGACGGACCTAACCCGTGCAAAGCAGCGTCTCGCTAAAACCGGGACTGTCAACGATGCCGCTAGTGTCCTAGCGGCTCTTCTCTGAAAGGATATAGGATATGGCTATCGTTGCTAATACCTTCACGCGCTATGATGCCAAAGGCATCCGTGAAGACCTGGCGAATGTGATCTACAACATCTCGCCGGAAGAAACCCCGTTCCAGTCTAACACTGCCCGCGTGAACGTGAAGAACACGTTCTTCGAGTGGCAGACGGACGCGCTGGCGGCGGCTTCCACCACCAATGCGGCGCTGGAAGGTGATGACATCACCTCTTTCGCCGCTGTCACGCCAACGTCTCGCCTGGGTAACTACACGCAGATCAGCCGTAAGACGGTTGTGATCTCCGGCACCCTGGAAAGCGTGGACAAGGCTGGCCGTCGTTCTGAACTTGCCTATCAGATGGCGAAGAACGGCGCCGAACTGAAGCGCGACATGGAAGCCACTCTGTTGGCGTCCAAGGCCGCGAATGCTGGTGACAACACCACGGCGCGTCAGACGGCTGGCTTGCCTGCCTTCCTTCGCACCAACACCAACAAGGGCGCTGGCGGTTCTGATCCGACGATTTCCAATGGTGTGGTGAACGCCACTCGCGTTGACGGTACGCAGCGTACCTTCACGGAAACCATTCTGAAGGACGTTATTGCCCAGGTTTGGACCGAAGGCGGTACGCCGAAGATTCTGATGGTCGGCCCGTTCAACAAGCAGACCGTCAGCGGCTTCGCTGGCATTGCCGAAATCCGCTACAACCAAGCCACTCCGAAGCCGACTGTGATCATTGGCGCCGCCGATGTTTATGTGTCTGACTTTGGCGCGGTGTCTGTGGTGCCGAACCGCTTCCAGCGTGAGCGCGATGCTTTCGTGCTTGACCCGGAATACGCGGCTACGGCGATCCTCCGCCCGATCCAGACGATGGACCTGGCGAAGACCGGCGATGCGGAAAAGCGCATGATGCTTTGCGAATACGGCTTGATGGTCCGCCAGGAAGCCGCGCATGGTATTGCTGCTGACCTGACGACTTCGTAACAGCAACGGGGCTGGCGGGTGACTGCCAGCCCCACCTTAAAGGTGGCTTATGGCTGACAAGGTTTTCAATATTGATCCGGTGAGTGGGATTACTTCTTACTGGCATTATGATGAGGGCACGGATACGGCGCTGATTGAAAAGCGCCAGGATGTGTCTAGTATTATTGAAGCCAATAAGGCGCAGTTTAATGAAGACCACGGGCGCTATGGCGAATGGAACAAGGTGGCTTCCATCCCCATGGCGGTCTTTTATGATTTGAAGATGAAGGGCATCGTGGATGACCCGGTAGCCATGAAGAAGTGGCTGAATGATCCTTCGAATAGGTTCTTCCGTACCAGGCCGGGACGCGTTTGATGCCCGCCATTGTTTCTGTCTGTGTCCCCTGCCGCGATGTGGTGGATAGTGGGTTTGCCTTTGACCTAGCCCGGTGCGTTGCGGCCCATACGGCGGCAACCAAGGACCGGGTGCTACTGTTCCAGAACCAAGGGACGCTGATTGTAAACCAGCGGCAGGAATTGGCCCAGGCTTCCTTGGATGCTGGCGCCACCCATGTCCTGTTTGTTGATGCCGATATGCGGTTCCCCAAGGACAGCATCCGGCAGCTATTGGCGCGGGATGAGGATATTGTTGCTGCTAATTACAGTACGCGCAAATTACCTCTCCAGCCGGTGGCTTTCCGTGACGATCTGACCAGCGAGCGGGTTTATACGGAAGAGTGGTGTACTGGGCTGGAAGAGGTATCCGCCATTGGTATGGGGCTGATGCTGATTAAGGCTGAAGTTTTCCGCAAGATGGCGAAGCCTTGGTTTCACATACACTACCAAAATGGTGTATATAGCGGCGAGGACATCTGGTTCTGCCGGTCAGCCAGGGAAACAGGGTTTAAGGTGATGTTGGACCACGATATTAGCCATCATGTGCGCCATATCGGGGCTTTCGAGTTTTCCTGCGCCCATGCGGCTGCTTCTAGGGGTGAATGAATATGGCGATTACCAGCTATTCCACCCTGCAAACCTCTATAGGCGATTGGCTTAACCGGGCTGATTTGACGGCGGTTATCCCTGATTTCATCACTTTGGCGGAGGCCCAGTTCAACCGGAACATCCGCCACAGGAAGATGGTGGAGCGGGCTACGGCTACGTTGGATAGCGAGTATAGCGCGGTTCCGGGCGATTGGCTGGAAAGCATCCGTTTTCAGATTAACACCAATCCCATCACGGTGATGGAGTTCGTTTCCCCAGATCAGGCGGCGATGCTGAAGGGGGCTAACAGCGCGAGCGGCAAGCCGATCTATTACACGCAGATTGGCCAGCAGTTTCAGGTGATCCCGGCGCCGGATAGCGAATCTGCCTATACGGGTGAGTTGACCTATTACGCCAAGATTCCCGCTTTGACGGTATCCAATACGAGTAATTGGCTTCTGGTGGAGGCGCCAGACTTGTACCTTTATGGCTCGCTTTTGCAGGCGGCGCCCTATTTACAGGACGATCAGCGCATCACGGTATGGGGCGCTTTATATGATCGTGCAGTGAGCGATTTAAAGGTTTCGGATGAGCGAAGCCGTATGTCCACCTCTGCCCTTCGGATGCGAGCAAGGAGTTTCGGCTAATGACCACTAACGCCTTCACCAATTATCTTGAAAACAAGATAATGGCTTATGTGTTCTCTGGGACGGCTTATTCTTCGCCGTCTGGGAGCCTTTATGTTGGGCTGTTCACCGCTGCCCCTGGCGAGGGTGGTGGCGGTACGGAAGTTTCCGGCAATGGTTACACCCGCAAGCAGGCGACGATGACCACCAGCGGTAACGCCAGCACCAATAGCGGGGCTATTGAGTTCGATACTGCAACGGGTTCCTGGGGCACAATTACCTATGTTGGTATTTTTGATGCTTCCACATCTGGGAACCTGTTGGCTTACGGGGAACTGACCACCAGCAAGACCATTGGCACGGGCGACGTTTTCCGCATTCCGGCTGGCGATCTCGACATTACCCTGGAGTAATCTAAGTGGCTGGTTATGGCAGCGGCTTATATGGGCGAGGTAATTACGGCATAGACCCCAAAGAGGGGGCGTCTGTAATTGACGCCATTGCTGCCTTAACGGCTGCTGGAACCGGCACTTTTAACGGCGCCACCAGCATAGAGGGTGTTGCGTCTGTAACCCCTTCTGGCGCCATTGTTTATTTGGGCGCGGTCCAGATAGATGCGGTTGGCGAGGTCACGGGTGATGGCGTTATCTACCGTCAATCCGGTGTAAACATTGAGGCTTCGGGCGATCTGACGGCTTCAGGGGAAGCGGTCTATGTATCTGGGGTGGCGATGACTGCCACCTCTAACTTGGACGCTACCGCCCTGGCTATTCGTAATTTTTCGGTCCAAATTGGGGCGTCTAGCGAGTTTGTGGCTTCGGCCATTCTGAAGTGGGAGCAAATCCCAGATGGCACGAAAACATGGACGCCGTTGGTTGATTCCTCTACAATATGGACGCAAATCTAAGTGTCCCAGCACAGGCGAGGGTTTCTAAATGGCTGATACGACAACCACCAATTTAGGGCTTACTAAGCCAGAGGTTGGCGCGTCTGCTGATACCTGGGGCACCAAGTTAAACAACGACTTGGATTCTATTGATGCGCTGTTTGCCGGGGCTAGTGGCGGCGCCTTGGTGGTGGCTAGTGGGGGCACTGGCGCCAAGACGCTATCGGGTATTGTTAAGGGGAATGGCACTTCGGCTTTTACAGCGGCAACGGCTGGGACGGACTATCTGGCGCCCCCGAGTGGTACGGCTATCTTGAAGGCTAATTCCGGTGGGGCTTTGGCGAATGCTACGGCGGGGACGGATTACCTGGCGCCGCCAAGCGGTACGGCTATTCTGAAGGCTAACTCCGGTGGCGCCTTAGCTAACGCCACTGCTGGTACGGATTATGTCGCGCCAGGTACGGCTACCACGTTTACGGCGGCGCAGACGTTCAATGGTTCTTCTAGCGTGTTGGCGGCGGTGCTGGCTAACGCGGCGGAGACAGCTACGGTATCTGCTACGGCTGCTACTGGCACCATTAACTATGATGTCACCACGCAAAGCGTGATTTACTATACGTCCAATGCTTCGGCTAACTGGACGGTGAACTTCCGCGCTTCCTCTGGCACTTCGCTAAATACGGCGATGTCAACCGGCCAGGCGATCACGGTGGCTTTCTTGGTGACGCAGGGTAGCACGGCTTATTACAACAACGTGGTGCAAGTGGATGGTTCTTCGGTTACGCCGAAGTACCAAGGTGGCACGGCATGGGCTGCTGGCAATGCCTCTGGTATTGATGTCTATACTTACACCATCATTAAGACCGGCAGCGCCGCGTTCACGGTGTTTGCTTCTCAGACGCAGTTTAAGTGAGGTAGTTTAATGCCAACCGTAATTACCCAAGGCGCCGCATCTGCAAAGGGCTACGGTTTTGGTGCGCGGGCAACCGCCGCCAACTACATCGAAGATGTGTTCTCGACGTATCTTTATACGGGGACAGGCGGGTCACAAACCATCACGAACGGCATTGATCTTTCTACAAAAGGTGGGATGGTTTGGATTAAAAGCCGCTCTGATGCTACTAATAATTTTCTTTTTGATACTGCACGCGGATCACAAAAGGAAATCAATAGCAACACCACTGACGCAGAAGTTTCGCTTCCTTACAGTCTTGGTCCTTTCAATACAAATGGGTTTACCATAGGAAATGCAACTGGAATTGGCGTTGGTGCCGCAACATACGCCTCCTGGACCTTCCGCAAGCAGGCGAAGTTTTTTGATGTTGTGACTTATACGGGGAATGGTGTATCTGGCCGCACAATAAGTCACAATTTAGGATCAGCCCCAGGTTGCATAATTATTAAATCCACTTCAACAGCCGGAGAATACTGGGCCGTTTATCATAGGTCTATAGGTGCAACAAAATACTTGTGGCTACAGGATACTATTGCCGCTTCAACATCTTCAACGTATTGGAATGATACCTCACCGACATCCTCAGTTTTTAGTGTTGGCAATGATGGTTCGGTTAATGGTAACGGTAAAACCTACGTCGCCTATCTCTTTGCCCATGATGCAGGCGGCTTTGGCGCCACTGGCACGGACAATGTGATTAGCTGTGGGTCGTTTACGAGTAGTGGAAGCGACATAGCCACTATCGATCTTGGGTATGAGCCGCAACTTGTTATTATGAAAGCATCCAGCACAACAGGTCACTGGTGGATGGCTGACAATATGAGGGGCTTTACTGTTAGCGGCGAGCAATATTTATTGGCAAATAGCTCCGGTGCTGAAGCATCTGGGACAAACATTCGTTTGACAAATACTGGCTTTTATCAAAATTCGACAACTGGTTCAGCCACCACCTACATTTACATCGCCATCCGCCGTGGCCCGATGAAGACGCCAACTACGGGGACGAGTGTGTTCAGTCCGATTGCGTCAAGTGCGGCTACTGGCACGAAGCTGACCACTAATTTCCCGGTTGATTTTTTGCTTACTAAGTATCGTTCGGGAGCAGCCAATAATGCTGTT